AATAAATACAGACTGTCCACTAGACAATAGAGTTACTTCTAGTTTTGTGTATAATTTCTATGAAGAAACTGAAACAGTTGCAGACGACAAAAAAATATCTGCTATTTTTTCAAGAAAAAGACATAAGAATCGCTTCATAAGATTAATATTTGATAGTAGAGTATTTAAAGCTGATGATTTAGATGAGTATGGAGATGATAAAAATTTTGCAACTTCGATATATAATCTATCTCTGGTTAACAATTTAGATAAACAACAGCTTTCTCTTTTTAACAAAATAGATCATATTATATCAAATAGAAAAAGTTTTACTAGAACGTTAGACTCAAAAGAAGCGAGTAATTTATTTGATTATTATATAAAAAATAATATATCAGAGTCTTTAACAAAAAATACTTTTAAAATAAAATCAAACTCTTCACAAAGAATATCAATAAAAAATGACAATAGTTTAAACTTGAGCGATTTATATATAAACACTGTTTTTACTGAAGGTGGTATTGCAGATGATATTTCAAACTATAACAATCTTACATTTTCATCATCTTCACCAAAAGAAGCTAAAAATGTAAATTATGCTTTTAGACAAGGTAATATTTTTCCTAAGTTAAAAAAATTAGAGACTATAATAAGTGAAGATTTGTCTATGAAAGAATTTTCATACAAAAATGGAGTAAAATGTGGATTTTTAATAGAAAAATTTGTCAAAAAAGACAATAGCTACAATCTTTTATGCGGTAAATTTTATTCAATATCTAGAGAGCAGTATAACTCTGTAGGCTTAACAGGTTTGCAAAATTTACCTAATGTAATTGAAGACGAAGCTGTAGTATATGGTGAAACTTATAAGTACGTTGCAAGTCAAGTCTTATTATATACATACCCAGATCCTTTAAATAGATTTGTTTTAAATAGATATCTTGTTTGTGACCACCCTGTTTTTTCAAAAGATATTGTGTGTAAAGAGTTTGAAAGGCCGCCACCGCCTAGGGTAGTTAAATTCAAGTATTACAAAAACAAAGATGAGTTAAAAATTAGTTGGAACAAACCAGGCGAGTTTCAAGAAGACGACAAAGGATATCAGATTCTCAAAAGAGAGACATTGAGTGAGCCTTTTAGAGTAATAGCACAACTTGAAGGACACGGTCCTAACGACCTCTATGAGCCTGAAGAATCTGTTCCGGAAGATTTAAAGTTGATTACACCAGGGAAAGTTAAATATTCGTATATAGACAAAAGTTATAATCCAAACAAGATAACAATATATTCAGTAAGAACAATAGATGCTCACGGGATGTTTTCTAATTATAGCACACAAATTGGCTTATTATATGATTCTTTTGAAGAAAATTTAATATCTGACGTTGTTTCTGAGTCTGGCGCAAAGAGAGATAAACCAAATGAATTTGTTAGAGAAAACTCTTTGTTTTTTGAAAATAAAATTAATTTAATAGATAATTTGCCTGCACTTAAAAATGTAAGCAGTATTTCTTTATACATAACACCAGATTTTGTTAATATAAAAAATAAACAAAAAGTTTCTAGTATTTTAGAAGAAAAGTATAGTTTTACAATATTTAAACTAAACGATTTAATTCAGTATAAAAAAGAATTTAAAATTAAAAACTTCAGTATAGAAGAATCTTAAATAAAACAGGAGAAATTATTAATGGGTTTTTTAAATCATTCAACGAATAATATTATAATAGATGCAGTATTGACTGAAGTTGGTCGAGAAGCTTTGTCAGAAGGGGGTGAGAGATCGAAGATTACTTCTTTTAAGCTTGCTGATGATGAAGTTGATTACTCTATACTAGAACAGTATGGGCTAATAATTGGTAAAGAAAAAATAGAGAAAAATACACCTATTTTTGAAGCAATAACAGATCATAATAGAGCATTAAAATATCCAATAAGAGACTTTACTAATAATGTAAATACAAATATCATCTCTGTATTTCCTTCTTTTGCTCTAAATACTTCAACAACTAACTTTGAAATTTCTTCAAATCTAAGCGCAAATTCTGTAAACAATATTGATATTGACTTTAAGTCTTTTGTAAATCAAGATGAGACATTTACTCTTGATAGCCAACTAATTGATTCTTCTGTTACAGTAAAGGTTTTTAGTAAGCTGCTTAAAATATCAGGTTTGACTGGAGAACAAGAAGGTGAGTTTACGATATATGACAATGTTTCAGTTGACTCAAAATCTATTGATTTTACAAATCAAGTTGTAGGAAAAATTAATATTACAGTTTCTGGCGTTGTAACAGACAGTACTTACAAATACTATTCAACATCTTCTGATTCTACAGTAATAAAGACTCAAGTTGAAATAACAGGAAATCAATCTGGTGCAAAGCTTGTTGTTCCTGTAACCATAAAAAGTAGCACAGTTTCTTAAGAGGGAAAAATGATATTAGAACAAAAAATTAATTCAGAAGATATTATAAACAAAAAGTCTAACGTAAGACAGCTTGTTGATATATTACAAATAGATATTGCAGGAAAAAGTTCTACAGACGTAGATCAAAAAACAAGAAAAAAATACGAAACTTTTGTAACTGGCGGGACCGGCCAAAGTCCAGTAACTAGTTCTTTATTTCATACAGTTTTTGATCAAGATCATACTCTTCAAACATCAAATGAAATGCTAGATATAACAGTAGGTTTATATGATGGAAGTAGTCATGTATCTACAGCGTCAACTTCAACAGATGCTAGTGGTAAAAAAATATTTCCAAATACAACTCTAATGATGAGAGAAAAAATAAATATTTACAAGCAATACTCACAATTTTTATTAGGTGATTCATCATTATCTTTTAAAGCTCCGTATGAATCATCAACAGCAAGTGACTCAATTGATGCAGCTGTTTTTATAAATTTTAAAAGGTTGTTTGTAAGAGACGGCTTAGATAAAGAACAATTATCTTTTAAGCTTCACAAAAATGTAGAAGATAGTTCTAGTGCAGATAATATTGATACAAATGTTACTGCTGCTGGACTAAACTTAACTTTATATTCTGATACAGGTGCTAAATCTAGTTTAAGAGTTACTCATCATGGCGGTACTGTAGCTTCTATAGTAGATGATACAAATACTAGTGTTGGATTAGTTTTCTATGAAAAAGGCATATTAGTTTTAGATGCTGAAAAGGTTTTTAATGAAGATCAAGTAATAAACGGTACGATAAATGCTGTAACTGGAAGTAATGCAAATAACTATAATAGTACTAATGGTACAGTGACATTACCTTCAGCAGCAAAGTTAATACCAGACTTATGGATATCTGGATCAATTGACAATGTTTTAGATCATATATGTCATACAAGATTTGGAAGAGACACAAAATCAGCGTTTGGTTTAATTAATAAAACAAGTATAAATTCAACATTATATTTTTGTCGTGTTGGTCCGAATAAAGGAAACTTCTCTTCAAACCCTACTTATACAGATGCTAATGGTAAAATAAGGTCAATTCAAGAAGCAGGTGATGATCCATTTTCATATATTACTACAATAGGTCTATATAATAGCAAGCAAGAGCTTATTGCTGTAGCAAAAACTTCAAGACCTATTGAGAAAAACCCAGAAGTTGATTTGACATTAAGCGTAAGAATTGACTACTAAAATCAAAACACAGGAATAAACGATGCCTTTAAATGTCATAGACAAAAACATGATAGTAAAAAATAAAATAGAGCTTAAACCAATAGTAAGCTTTGTTTCAGCATCACTAGATTGTAATAATTTAAATTTATTAGAAGTAGAAAGTGCTGGTGTCTATGGCGAATTAGACGCCAAGTCTATCAAGTTAAATAAATGGAAAGACTCTACTACAAATACTGAGTATCCAAGAAACTTTAAGATAAGAGAGTCTTCTTTAGAAATATTGAACGAAAAAAATGTTAACATTCTTAATGATTCAAAGTTTAACAATTCTTCATTAAATAACTTGTCTGAATATGAAGAATCGTTAGAGAGTAAAGGTATATTCTTTGATAGGAGTGGTGAATATAAATTTGGTGTAGATAGAATACAACAAAAATATCTTGTAGACGATGAAGCTTACAATAAAAAAAAATCTATAAAAAATCTATATAAATTTTACAGAGAAAATATTGAATTTAGACAACATGATTTAAATTGGGGATTCAGTAATTATAATACATTAAATTTTTTTAATGTAAGTGAGAAACTAAACAATAACTTATTTTTAAACTTAAAAAATAAAACACATAGTAATTGTTTAGCTTATCCTAATCTAATGTATACAGAAAATGGTGTTCAAAAAAAAGTATATGATTTCAAAACAGAGCAAAATGGTGGTTTGACTTTTTCATTTTATATTAATCAAAGAAGAAAAAACAAAAATGATTACCATTTTAATCCTGGTTGCATTTTACATATTCCCCATATAATTGGTATCTACATAGTAAAAGGTTCAAGCACAGATATAAACGGTTTAACAGATAAATATCGTTTTTATATAGAAACAGGAAATGGAACACTAGGTAACTTTGACAGAAACGATTACTTAAAAAACAATATAAATAGTGCTGAAAAATATTTTGTAGGAAGCTCTGATTTTGAAAGAAATAGTTACTTATTAACATCAGACAACATTGTTGAACACAACAAATGGCACAATATATGCCTTTCTTTTGCTAAAAAATCAGAAGGTACCGAAAAGTATGATTTAAAATTATATGTTGACGGAATTCTAAAAGATTTTTTCAAAAATATAACTGTAGAATTTAATAAACAAGTTAGTCATCTTGAAGAAGTAATAATAACAGATGCTGGAGAAAATAGTAATACGTTTATAACTGTAGGTAATAGATTTCAAGACATTTCAGACTCTTCAATAAACTTAGAAAATAACAATAATCTAGGTAATGTTTTCAACAAACTTTTCTCTATTAATAAATCAATTAATGATGATAAATTAGGACCTTACGTAAAAAAGCACATAGATTTTGGAACAGACATAACTAGTATTTCTGAAGTGCCTACAGCAATTCACGACGAATCTATGTCGCACGATTTTAAAAATACTCTTGTAGGACCTATTAGTGCAGGAGGGTCAGCAAACTATGTTGGACCTAATACTAGTCTAGCTTTAAATGCTGAGCTTCATGATATTAGAATATATAATAGACATATTCAAAATGTTGAAGAGCTTATATGTAAAAAATCTATAAAAGATTTTAATGATGAAAACTTAATTTTTTCTGTCCCGGCTTTTTACTACGAAAGTGATGTTAAAAGAAAATGTCTAGTTAACTTACACGGTTTAAATTCTACAAATAACAATAAAAATGAAATTAATGATGACAACCTTCTAATAAATGGCCCAGTTAATAGTTATTTTTCTAATAAATGTTTAGGACATGAAGTATCGGTTGAAAATTTTATCGTAGAGTTTAAGAAAAAAGTTTCTCCAAATTTTATAATAAATAATAGCTTTACTGATGATGCTTCTTTTAGAGATTCTTGGAATATAATAGCTTACGACTCAGACTTTAAAGAATCAGATGATATAGTAAACAGTAGGATAAAAAAAGGATTTTCTGTAAACGATGTATATTTTGAAAAAATATCAAATATAAACAGCATCGATGATAATTCATTAAAAAGCTTTTATTTTTTAAGTAATATTACATATAAAAATAACTTTATACTTCCTAACGACAATGGCTTGCAAGAACAAAGATTTACTAATTTTAAAAATTATTATGAAAATTACAGCGGTTTTTCCCATTATGATGAAAATAATAATTACAATCTAGGCTTTGTCAATTTAAATCAAGTTCATAGTGAAAATATAGCATTGATCCCTATTCAGTCAATATTGTCAGTTTCTGGTAATTCTAGTCTATTAGAAAGAAGTGAAACTTTAGGTTTTACAGTTGACACAGATGATAGAGATAATTTTTTATTAGGAATATTACAAGGAAGTTTTAAAGAGAATTATGATTTATTTAAAAATACTTCGTTAAGCAACTTTTTTAGATCAAATTTTTCAATAAACAGTTCTTATGACAATTCTAGAATGTTAAACATTAAAAATAGAAATATAATTTTTAATAGATCTTTTACAGTAAGCAGTCAAGATTTTTTTAATGATTATTCAAATCCTTTAGGAAGAAAAATACATGACAACTACTTATCAGGCGTAGGTAATATTTTATTGCCTATTTCTGAAAAAGAACTTGATAATAATCAGCCTACACCTGATATTGTCGGTTATTACAAGCATGAACTTCCATGGTTTAATATAACAAAAGATAAAAGTGAAAACTACTCATTAGTGTTTGATATTTCTAGTCAAATATATAGAAGAGAAATAGAAAGAGAAACATTAGAAATAAAAGACGTTGATTTGCAAGGTTCAGGTGGGACTTTACAGTTAACGCTTAAAGACAATGGGTTAGGTGGTATGTATAGAGCTGATTGTTTAACTAAACATGCTACCTGGAATTTTGTTGGTCATTGCTTATATAGTGAAGGTTTAGTAACAGTACTACATCCAAGTTTAGAAAACTTTGGTAAAAGTAACTTTGGAGTAAAATTTAAGTGTGCAACTTCTTTAAACGTAATGGAATTAAATTTACCAGCACATGCAGGAAAGACAAATCTTTCTAGAAATCTATCTTATGATGAAGACTTGAGACTAGATGATTCTGCTTTTAATTCTGATGAAAAATTTGTTTATATTACTGATATTCATTTACATGATCATGATCTTAATATACTAGCAACAGCAAAGCTAGCTAAACCATTTCCTAAAAAGAGTTTAGATAATGTTTTGTTTAGACTTAAAATGGACTTTTAATGAAGAAAATTAAATATTTAGGATTAGATATATCAACTTCTATTGTAGGCATATGTTTATTAGACTCCGATAAAGATTTAGTAGATTTACTTAGTATTAATTTAAAAAAGATTAAGTGTATCTTTAGTAAGTCTAACGCAGTTAGAGATGAATTTACAAAAATAAAAAATAAATATTCATTTACTGAAGACTTTAATATTAGCATAGAAGAGTCATTTCAGTCATTTAGAAAAGGATTTTCATCTGCTAAAACTTTGTCTCAACTTAATAGGTTTAATGGAATTGTATCATATCTTTCAGCAGACGTATTCTCTGTTATCCCTACGTATATAAATGTTAATAGTGCTAGAAAGAACTTAGAGATTAAAATAAACAAGAAATTAGAGGTATCTACAAAGGAACAAGTATTTCAGTGGGTAAAGAATAATTTAAAAGATGATTTTGATTGGCCTATGAAGACTTTAAAGAGTGGACCAAATAAAGGACTTGTAAAATTTGACGAATCTTGTTATGATATGTCTGACGCATATGTGATATGTAAGGCACTAATTTATAATGAAGAACAAAACAATTTATGAAAAACTTGACTTTTTACAATCTTTTACAAATGTATCACTTTCAAAAGATGGAGTAAACGCATGTATTTGGTGTCCTTATTGTAAGCACCCTAGTAAAAGTAAACTTAAGTTAGTTATACATTTAGAAAAGAACTTTTATCATTGTTGGGTTTGTGATAAAAAAGGCTCAAATGTAAACTATTTAATTTCTAAAATCAATAAAAACAAAGCTTTAGAATCAGAAAGATTCTTTAAAAAAAGAGTTAACAATAAGTTTAATCTAGGTATCAATATAGATTCTTTGTTTGGCAATGAAGACTATATTGAAGAAGACGAACTAGTTGAGAAGCCTAATGACTTCAGGCTTTTAGCAAATGCTTATAATTCTTATGATCCAGATGTAAGAGATGTTTTTAAGTATGCAATTAAAAGAGGCGCAAATAAGCATAAGTTTTGGATGTTAAGATTAGGTTATTCATTAGACGAAAACTTTAGAAGGTGTTTAATTCTTCCATCATTAGATGAAAAAGGAGAAATCAATTTTTTTACTGCAAGAAAAATAGATGTTTCTTCTAAAGATTCTTTCAAGTACAAGAATTCAAGTAACAAAAAAAGCAAGATCATATTTAATGAAATAAATATTGACTGGAAAAAAAGGTTGACAATTGTTGAAGGTCCTTTAGACTTGTTAAAGACAAATGATAACTCAACTTGTTTGCTTGGATCATCTCTTACGCAAGAGATGAAGCTTTTTTCAAGAATTGTTGAAAATAGAACACCCGTATCACTTGCATTAGACAGTGATGTTTATCACAAGACACTAAAAATAGCAAAATTATTATCAGAATATGATATTGATGTTAATATAGTTGATACAAGAGGTGCTGAAGATGTTGGTGATATGTCTTTGTACCAATTTGAAGAATTACTTGAAAATGCTTCTATTTATAAAAAAGAAGACAGCCTTATGGCAAAAATAGCTATGCTTTAAAAAGGAAACAAATGAGTTTTAAATGTGCACATATATCTGATATTCATTGGCGTGGTCTTAAAAGGCATGACGAATATAAAAAAGTATTTAAGCTTTTATTTGAAAAGCTAAGAGGCCTAGAATTAGATGCAATATTTATAGGTGGTGATATTGTTCACTCTAAGACTCAAGGTATTTCACCTGAAATTATAGAATCTTTAACATGGTGGTTTGAATCATTAGCTGAAATTGCACCTACACATGTAATACTAGGTAATCATGATGGGCTTATTCTTAACGAAGATCGCCAAGACGCAATAACTCCAATACTTTCAGCAATTAATAATCCTGATATTTTTCTTTATAAAAAAAGCGGGACATATCCTATAGGTATTGAAGGCTTTAACTGGTGTGTTTTTTCTTGTTTTGACGAAAAAGGATGGAAAGATGTAAAGCCTGTAGATAACGAAATAAACATTGCATGCTTTCATGGATCTGTTTTAGGTTCAAAAACAGATACAGACTGGGAACTTGAAGGTGAAGTTAATCTTTCTTTTTTTGACGACTATGACTTTAGTTTTTTAGGAGACATACATAAAGTACAATATTTAGACGAAGAAAAAAGAGTAGCATACCCAGGATCTACAATACAACAAAATTACGGCGAAGATATTTTAAAAGGTTTTTTGTATTGGGAAATTAACTCAAAGCATGACTATAAAAGTAAGTTTATAAGTGTTCCTAATCCTCACCCGTTTCTAACATTAGACTGGAGAGGAACTGTAGAAGAAACTATAAGCTTTGCAAGTAAAGTTAAAAAAGGAGTAAGATTTAGAGTAAGATCAAAAGAAACCATTTCTCAGGCTGAGATAAAGCTGTTACATTATTACCTTAAAGAAAAAAACAATGCAAATGAAATTGTTTATCAAGTACTTAATAAATCAAGCAGTGAAAATAAGTTGCTAGCTAATGACTTTAAACCTAAGCTTGACATTAGAAACAAAAATGACAGGTATTCTTTATTTAAAGACTTATGGTCTGATAAGCTAGAAGAAAAAGAAATGTCTGATTTAGACGAAATATTTATAAAGTCTCTAGATAATGTTCCAAATACTTTTTCCGATGTAAGTGGCCAAAAATGGTCAATTAACTCTATGGAATTTGATAATACTTTTTCATATGGAAAAGACAATTTTATAAATTTCAATAATATGTCTGGTGTTATTGGTCTGTTTGGAAACAATAGGGCGGGAAAATCATCTATTCCAGGTACTTTAATGTATGGTTTGTTTAATACTACTGATAGAGGTGCAATTAAAAACCATGATATTGTTAATATTAGAAAAGGTAGTTGTAAAACAAAGATAAATATAAGTATTGGTGCTGATGAATATAATGTTGTAAGAGAAACTATCAAGAAAACCAATAGAAAAGGCATAACATCAGCAAACACTAAGTTAGAGCTAATCAACTTAAATGATGACTTTGAAAATGATGAGACTGATGAGCAAAGACGCGAAACTGAAAAGATTTTAAGAAAAGTAATAGGAACGTCAGAAGACTTTTTATATACTAGTTTTGCATCTCAAGGTGAAATGAATACTTTCATAAAAGAAAAATCTTCAGCTAGAAAATCAGTAATTTCAAAGTTCTTAAGTCTAGATATATATGAAGAGTTATATAAGCAGTCTAGAGAAGAGCATATTGTTTTAAAAAATTCTTTAAAGAGAATTGAAGAAAAAGACTGGCAAGGATTAATAAGCTCATGTTTAAATGAAATAGAAACAAACAAAAGTCTTATTATAGAATCAGGAAGAAAATTATCAAAGTTAAGACAAGAAGAAGTTTCTTTAAGACTAGAAGAAAAAGAAACTTTATCAAGCTCAAAAACACACCCGTCAGGATACACACTAGACTCAGCAAACAAAGAGCTTAATAATCTTAAAGAAAGAAAACTAAATATAGAATTTAAAATAAGTAATCTAGATTTAGAAAAAGAAAAAATAGGAACTTCATTAGTAAAAATAAACAGTTTTAAGTCACAGTATCCTGTTGAACAGTTAGAAGAAGAAAAGAGTAAACTTAATAGCTTGTTGAAAAAGCTCAGAGACTTTAAGACTTTAAAATTTAGTCTAGAGCAAGAAAAAAAGAATGTAGACAAAGATCTTAATATACTTAGTCAAGTTCCTTGTGAAGACAAATATCCAACTTGTATGTTTATTGAGAACGCCTATAACTCTAAAGACAAAAACAAAGAAATAATTAACAGTCTTAGAGAAATAGAAGGATCGATATACGAAGTTCAAGGTGTAGTTAAAAGCATAGAAAAAGAAAGCATAGAGAAGAAACTTAAAAAGTATAATGATGTTATTAACAAAGAGTACAAACTTAATGTTGATTTAGAAAACACAGGAATAAAAATTTCTGCATTAAAAGAAAAATACAATGTAAACTTAGAGAAAATAGAAAAACTATCTGTTTTAATTGAGGAGCTTCTTCTTTTTGACTCTAATGATTTAGGTTTAAAACTTAAAGAGATTAAACGTGAGCTAAACAGAGTCAGCGATTTAATATATAATGAAGAATTTAATTCTAAAAAAATAGAAAAGAGCCAGTTTCAGCTTGAGTCAAAAATAAAGACACTAAATAACGAGAAAAAAGATTACAATAATTTAATTAAAAAATGGAAAGTATATGATCTTTTTTCACATGCAGTATCTAAAAAAGGTATACCTACTATGCTTATAAAATCTTGTTTACCTAAAATAAACAATGAGATAAGCAAAATATTAAATGGTGTGACAAACTTTAAAGTTTACTTGCAGGAAGAAGAAGACAATAATAACTTAAATGTATATATTGACTATGGAGATTCTAAAAGAGTTATTGAATGTGCAAGTGGTATGGAAAAAATGATGTCATCTATCGCAATAAGAGTTGCATTGACAAATATATCATCACTTTCAAAGTCTGATGTTTTTATAATTGACGAAGGTTTTGGTGCACTAGATGAATCAAACGTAGAAGCATGTGGCAGATTGTTGTCTAGTCTTAAGAAATATTTTAAAACAATCATTATTATATCACATGTTGATGCAATAAAAGATATTGTTGATAAAAACATTGAAATAAGTATGAAAGGAAATGATTCTTATGTCTATTATGGATAAAAAAAAATGGCATAGATTAGATGATAAAACTGAGGAATATATTAAGAAAGATGCAAGATTTATAAGACCTATTAATCATGAAACTGTATCAATTGATTGTCCTTGTTGTAAAGTTCTTATATCTACAATAGAGGATGTAGAGTCTGTAAAAAAGTATGATGTTTGTGAAGAATGTCAAACAATATATTATTATCCTAACAAAGAAAAATGGGAAAATGGATGGAGACCTTATAAATAAGGTATTGAAACTTGATATATATTTAATAAAAGAAAAACAAATTAAGGAATTGACTAATGAAGTATGACTTAGTTGCTAATATTGGTAGTGCTATAGATAATGTATATAATTATTCATCAGAGAGTGGATCTAGAAAAACTGTTTCAAAGCTTGATGGTGAGTGTTTATTGATTACGTATAGAACAATTTTAAACTTAGCAAGAGAAGAAGATTTGCATTTTCAAATGAAAGATTTGAAAAAAGAAGCTAATCAAATGATATCTGAAAGACTAAAGACAATAAAGACATCATTTAAAGAACTTTCAGGTAGAGCATTAAAAGCTAAGAAAACAAAAGACTATGACTCATGTGAAACATTAACAAACAGCCCATTTAGTCCAATGAGAAAAATAAAGTTTTCATGTACTTACATGTATGAGGTTGCATAAAATATGTCTAAAGCGGCAAGATCTAAAAAACATCAGATTACTGAAATTGTAAAGTGTGGTAAAGATCCTGTCTACTTTATGAACAAGTATTTAAAAATACAACACCCACTTAAAGGTCTTATTCCGTTTAATACATTTGAATTTCAAGATGTTTGCGTTGATGACTTTAACAATAATAGATTTAATATTATTCTAAAGTCTAGACAGTTAGGATTGTCAACTCTAGTAGCAGCTTATGCTGTTTGGCAAGCTATATTCTATAAAGAAAAGAACATATTGATTATAGCAACAAAGCTTGCAGTTGCTCAAAACTTTATTAGAAAAGTAAAAACTTATATTAAAAGCATGCCAAATTGGTTACTTGTGCCAATTATAACAGCAAACAATAAACAACAAGTTGAGTTTTCAAATGGTTCTCAAATAAAAGCAGTTCCAACATCTGAAGATGCAGGACGTTCAGAAGCATTATCACTTCTCATAGTTGATGAGGCAGCTTTTGTTAGAAATTTTGATGAATTGTGGATGGGTTTATACCCTACACTATCAACAGGTGGTAGAGCAATATTATTATCAACACCTAACGGCGTTGGTGGACAATATCATGAAATATATACTAAAGCTGAAAGAAAAGAAAACGAATTTAATCCTATAAAATTGATGTGGGATGTTCATCCTGAAAGAGAAGATGAGTGGTTTAATAAAGAAACAAAGAATATGTCTAAAAAGCAAATATCACAAGAGCTTTTATGTGACTTTGCTTCTTCTGGTGACACATTCATATCAGGCGAAGTTTTAGATAAATTAAGGATATTAACTAAGTTTCCTATAGAAAAAACTGGACCTAATAATAATGTGTGGTATTGGGAGTATCCTTTAGAAGGGGTAACTTACACACTTTCAGCTGATATTGCAAGAGGTGACAGTGGAGACTATTCAACTTTTCATGTAATTAATACTAAAGAAATGTCAGTTTCTGCTGAGTTTAAAGGTAAAATACCTCCTGACCAATTTGCATCATTACTATATGACATAGCAAGAAGATTTAATCAAGCAATGATATGTCCAGAAAACAATGCTTACGGTTACACAACACTTTTAAGACTAGGTGATCTTGGTTATAAAAATATTTACTTTTCTTCAGAAAAAGAAAAATACAAATATCTTTATGGTGAAGGAAACAACTTAGGAAAAGCTGGGTTTAATACAAACAAAGAGAGTAGAGATAAAATTCTTGCTAACTTCGAAGAAGCGCTAAGAAATGGAAGAATTAAGACATATTCACAGAGATTGATAAGTGAGCTTAAAACTTTTATATGGAATGGTAAAAAAATTACTGCTATGAGAGGATACAACGATGATATTGTAATGTCATTAGCAATAGGATGCTGGTTATCTGAAAGCAACTCTAATACTTATAATGTTGGTCAAATGAAACAAGCTGATGCTATATTAAAAGGCATGAAGTCAAATAATACAAAAATAGATAAAACTGTTGTATCCCCTTTCTATAATAATAACCAGAATTCTGTGAATCCTTTTATTCCAGTTTATATGCCTCAAACTACTTTTATTGAAAATAAAGACAGTAAAGAAATAACAAAAAAAAATCCACTAGGTGATCTTAGGTGGTTAATAGGAAAATAATTTATGGCAACTGATAATAGTAACTTATTTAAAAAGCTTACTGGCCTGTTTCGATCAGGCCCAGTTATTAAAAGAAAAGTTAAAGCTCTTAGTCAAACATCTAGTTCAAAGTCTTCTTTAGAAGTATTTAGAAAAGCTCATAGTGACGTTTACAATAGTACGCTAAGAGCTTATGGTTCATATGATAGAATGGCAAGATACTCAGACTTCTCAGAAATGGAAGCAACACCTGAGATAAGCTCAGCACTAGATATCTATTCAGAAGAATGTGTTTCTCCTGATGTTGAAGGTCAAGCTCTTCATATATACTCTGAAAATAGAATGATTAAAAAAATTCTTAATGAACTTTTTTATGATACATTAAATATAGACTTTAATCTTGTAATGTGGGTCAGAAATCTCTGTAAATACGGAGACTTTTTCTTGTTCAATGATATACATCCAGAATATGGAGTAATCAATGCATTTCCAATACCGATATCAGAAATAGAGAGAGAAGAAGGATTTGACCCAACAGATCCAGGCGCTGTTAGATTTAGATGGGTAACACAAGGAAACAGAGTTTTAGAAAACTGGCAAGTTTCTCACTTTAGGCTGCTAGGAAGTGATGCATTCTTGCCATATGGGTCTTCTGTGTTGGAAGGCGCAAGGCGTGTATGGCGACAGTTGATTCTTATTGAAGATGCTATGTTGGTTTATAGAGTTATAAGATCACCCGAGCGTCGTGTATTCTATATTGATGTAGGCAATATTCCGCCAGAGAACATTGCTGATTATCTAGAAGAGGCTCAGAGTTCTTTAAAAAGAAATGCAGTTGTTGATAAGTCAACAGGTCAGGTAGACTTAAGATATAACCCGCTTTCAGTTGATGAAGACTATTTTCTTCCTGTAAGAGGTGGAGATACTGGTACTAGAATAGATACACTAGCAGGTGGATCAAATACTACTGCAATAGAAGACGTAGAATATATACAAAAGAAACTATTTGCTGCGCTAAAAGTGCCTAAAGCTTATCTTGGTTATGATGAAGACATTGGTGCAAAAGCAACACTTGCGCAAGAAGACATAAGATTCAGCAGAACTATACAAAGAATTCAAAAGACAATAGTCTCTGAGCTTAGAAAGTTAGCAATGATTCATCTATACACTCATGGTTACACAGATGAAAACATACTTGATTTTGATTTAAGATTAAGCAATCCATCAAGTATAGCGCAGCAGCAAAAGCTAGAGTTAATTAGAACAAAGTTTGACATATCATCATCAGCACCTGAAGGTATTGTTGATAAAGAATGGATTAGAAAGCATATTCTTGACTTAAATAATGATGAGATCTCAAGAATAGAAAAAGGTAGAGAGACAGATAAACTTAGAGAGATGGAGCTTGAAGCTGTACAATTACCAACTTCAGAAGCAGATGCACTAGATCAAGCGCAGGCTGACAATGAGAGTGAAGACATGTTTGGAGCGAGCGATGAAAGTGGCGGAGAAGAAAGTGGTGGAGGTTTAGGTGATTTATTCGCAGGAGAAATTAAGAGTGGAAAGTTAATGTCTGAAGAAGAACTTGAAGAGGTTGACAAATTAATTGATGAAGATGAAGATATTACAGGAAAAAATAAGACAAAGTATAAATCAACAAAGCCTAAAAAAAGAAAGAAACCAAATTTTTTAACAGGCAATGACGTAGGATTAGGCCCTATATCACCAATATCTTTATCTAGCGGTTTTGGAGCAAATGTTACTAGTAATATAGGACCTATAAAAACTTCAGACTTGCCTAATGGAAGCTTGTCAGATGGTATTATGCCTCAAAGTCCAGTTGTTAAAGATTATATAGAAAAGAAGCTTAGTTATAGAATGGCAAAAGACTTTAAAAACATGTCAGACTCTTTAAATATGAATAATAATAAAAATTCACTACTTAAAGAAAATAATGATGTAGACTACGATATATTTATAGATGATGATTTATTAAAAGATGAAAAAGGCGAAGAATAATGGCAAGATCTCACAATAAAAAGAGAAATGTAGGCATTATCTATGAGCAAATAATAAACTATGTTTGCAATAAATTAATGTACAAAGAAGACAAGAAAGCTGAAGTTGCAATTAGTATTATTAAAAACAACTTTAAGAAAGACTCGCAGCTATACAAAGAATATAAATTGTTTAAAGCTTTAGCTTCTACAAAAAACGTTTCAGGACATCTTGCTTCTTCTATAATCTCAGAAGCAAAAAAAGCGTGTAATCACATGTTTGATAACGATGTACTTGAAAAAGAAAAGTCAAGCCTTATAAGGGACTTAAATCACAGTATAGGAAAAGGTGTTATATTCGAGGAAAAAGTTAAAAGTTATAGAACATATGCAACAATTCAAACTTTGCTAAACGAGTGGAGAAAGACTTCAAGCGATTTTGATAAAGTGACTGAGTATGAGATTAAGTTGCATGAAAGTTTAACTAGTAAACAAATAATAACAGAAACTAAAGTAATGCCTAAAGTTGACAAACTTACTTACAAATTAATGAAAGAGATGTTTAACAAGAAATATAACGACAAACTAAACGAAACTCAAAGAGAAATCATATCAGCTTATATAAAAGACGATGAAAGCTTACTAGAAAGCAAGTATTTAGCCTTAAAATCTTCTAGCAAGATTCTTCTTGAAGAATATATTAAAAAATGTAGTAACAGTATATTGTTAGAAAAACAAAACAATATTTTTTCTAAACTAAAACGTTTAGATGAAAAAGATATGACTAAAGAAAATATGCAAAAATTTTTAACATTAGCAAAACTTAAAGAAGAATTAATAGGAGAAGATTAATGAATACACAAAGACTAATAACTGAGTGGGTTAATTTTGAATATGATCCTAAAATTATTAAAGAGCAAAGAGGTACAAATCAACCTTTAATAATGAAAGGTATTTTACAAAAAGCAGAGACTCTAAACCAAAATGGAAGAGTTTACCCAAGAGGTATTCTTGAAAGAGAAATAAGAAATTACCAGAAATTCATAAAAGAAAACAGAGCTTTAGGTGAGCTTGATCATCCTGATTCTTCAGTAGTAGAATTAAAAAATGCTTCACACAATATAAAAGAAGCTTATATGGAAGGTAATATAGTTTACGGTACCGTAGAAATATTAAATACTCCTAGTGGTAAAATATTGCAATCATTAGTTGAAAGCGGAGTAACGTTAGGTATATCTTCAAGAGGTGTTGGAAGTACAAGATCAGAAGGTAATATGCAAATAGTGCAAGACGATTTCCAGTTAATTTGTTGGGATTTTGTAAGTGAGCCTTCAACGCCAGGTGCATTTATGATGCGTGAAGGAAAAGAAGTTTCTACACAATTTATAAACAACGTATTTAACAAAACAGACAGGGTAGATAGAATATTTAATGACATATTGGAGTGGAAATAATGGCAATATCACATATACCAAGATCAGTGGGGCATAATTTTTTACCTGAGTATCAAATTAGTGCAATACCATATATGAGAACATTTGTTATAAACACTCTGACAGATGAAGGAAACAATGTAAGATCTTTTGAGTTTCCTAAGATTACTCAATGGCTTTCATTGAATGCTAGTGCCTCAATGTCTGTGTATTTTTGTAAAGAAGATGCGCAAGCACAAGGAAACGGAATGTCTGTTAGCACTAGTTTTTCTTATCCACTTTCAATTAGATGTACTAAGTTATACTTTAACAATACAACTGATGGTGCTAAAACATTTTCTTTAAGGGTTGGTTTAACAAGCATACAGGAAAAAGAGTTTTCTAATGTAGTAGAAACATTTTTAGAGGCAAACAACTAATGGCAATATCACATATTCCAAGATCAGTAGGACATAACTACTTGCCTGAATATCAAATTAGTGCTGTTCCTTATACTTTAAGCACAAGTAGAACTAGTCAATTAAGCTTTGTTGTTGTACAAAAACTAAGAACAATTAACGGTCAAGCTAATCAAAATTCTTACAGAGAAGTAGGATTTTCTGCAGGTGAAGCTGTAAATTCAGCAGTTACTTTAACAATTTCTGATGTAGATACTACTCCTTTACTGGTTTTTGGAGACGCAGGAGGTGAAGTTCCAAATGACGCTCAAGTACAACATCTTCAAGCAAATTTTGTTTTAGTTAGAAAGCTATCTTTTCCTAAAATAACAAGCTGGATAAGGTTCGAAAATAATGCGAATAATCCAAGAAAAGTTTATTTTTGTAAATTTGATGTAATAAATGCAGCAACAGCAGTAAACGAGCTTACACTAACAAATAATGAAGTAACTTTGCCACTTTCTTTAAGAGTAACAGATCTATATTTTAAAAAAGGTGACGATAATAATGATGGTGATGACATTAAAGCCGAAGCAGGTTTAACATCAATTGATCGATCTGAGTTCAAGGACACAGTAGAAACATTTTTAGGTGATAATAAATAATGGCAAAAGTAAGTAGAAGTGCATTGAAAAGTATTGTAAAAGAGTGCTTAGTAGAGTTATTAGCTGAAGGTTTAACAGGTGGTGATACTCAAGAGTTAAACGAGAGTATTTCTGTTAATCAGACAAATAACACTAGAGACAATATAAAGCAAAACAAAGTAAAAAATAAAAATTTTGAAGATAAAACTCAAAAAATAATTGATCAAGCAACAAGTGATCCAATAATGGCAGGTATTCTTGCTGATACAGCAAAAACAACACTGCAAGAGCAAGCTGATGCAGATAGATCAAATAGATTTACTGCAAAGCCTAAAGATGCTTATAGTCAATTAGCTAGTGAGTCTGATCCTATGGAATTGTTTAGTGGAACATCATCAAACTGGGCAAAACTAGCATTTTCAGATAAGCAAAAGTAAATTATAAATAAAAAATCGTTGATAAGTTATATTTAGTAGCGTAATTATATTTTATACACTATGGAGTACAACTATGTCAAGAAGCAAAAGAATTGCTTTAACAGAAGCCAATATTAGAAGAATTGTAAGGGAAGAGCGCAAAAATCTAATGGAGACATTAGAATTAGGCATGCGTCACCCAACTGAAGTTCATAAGCAAACAAAAGAAGTTGATGCAAAAGATTTAGCAAAGTCTGTAACACAATGCATGAACTATTATCAGCTTTGCAAGCTCAAAGAATCAAAAATGGTTGAAGATCTAAAGAAGCTTCAAGAAATAAAAAGAGAACTTAAAAGAAGAATACTTAAAGGTATCTAATAAAGTTTTTAAATTATAACGAAAGGATCTTTAAATGGCAGGTTATAGAAGAGCTGGCGATGAATTTACAAATGCAACAACAAAAAACGATCAAATAGAAAGACAAAGAGAAGCTTATATAGCAAGAAATCAAGCGCGATCAGTAAGCGACGATCTAGGAATAGGCTCAGATACATCTACAATTTTTAGTTTTGATGATCCTGATGGTTTAAATACTGTTTTTAGTCAGTCTGTAGAAGTTTTTAACGCTTTAGATTCAGGCCTTTACATTGCAGGATCAAATCCAGATTTTACAGGTCGTATTAGTCAAAGATCAGAAGGTACTGTCTCTATGTATGATGACTTAG